CATCTGTTACTATCTGGCACTGGTTCATTACTTGACTTATGTTTACTTTCTCTATCATCCTTGTACTTTTGAGGGTCGTCATTTTCGGATAAAAACGACAACCGGTTTAACATTTTGTTTTTATTCTCGTTTTGTAAATTTAAAATCAAATGAATGTGATGGTGCTGTAGCCTTACCACAATAGCCATTTCGCCACCTCGCTTTTATAAAAAACTTTCATACACTCTTTTATTTTTTAAATACACACCAATAGGTAATATCCCCATCGGCATATCTAAACCCGATTAATTCATGATATCCGTAAGCATCTACTATATCATAACTTGACGCAGAATCAAGTATAGAGCCATTGGGCGCAATCCTCACATTGGCAGATGCAGTGGTTAAAGTTACGGAAAGGGGAACCCTTGTCGCAATAGGAAACAACATCTTCATTTCCTGGCAAGTGCCAGCTTCCAGTTCCGGTAAAGGCCCCAAATTCTTCGGATAAAGTATTATAGAGCCATTAGGTAATTCATTGTCTGAATTTGTACAAACCTTCAGATTCATTGTCTCGGCTGTAATGTCACCCTGCAAATCAACACTCCGCCCATAAAGGCTCCCTCTCAAGAAGTCAATCAGCAGGTTCGGCCTGAACCCGTTCGCCGGATTCATCGGATCACTGTAATTGAAGTCCTTGTACCCGCCCTCCGTCTCCACGGCCGAACCGTCCGCTCTCACCCCGTACTGGGAGAACATGTACTGCCCGTAGAATACGGCGCTCGCCAGTTTTGCGAAGTTCGCCATCAGAATCTCGACGAACGAATACCTGACCTTGTCCATCAGCACCCAGGTGGCCTTGCTGCCGTTGGCCGCATAGTCCTTTTTCGGATTAATATTCTTGAAGGTGCCCTCCTTGTTCAATACGTAATACTGCCCCTCACACAGCACCATGGGTGCGGACAGTGGGGTACGGGTATAGGATACGGATGCCGCGTACTCCCCGGTCGGATAGACCAGTGGGCCGACCGGTCCCTGCTGGAGATACTTCACTTCTCCCGTCTTGCTTGCCAACGCTTTCTTTGCCATATCATGCTGCCGTTGAGATTGTCCATGAAACATTGCCGCCTGCCTGCTGGCACATAGCTTCAGTGCAGGTACCGCTTGCCGCCGCCACATTCGCCGTAGCCGGATTGAGAATGACCCCTGCCGAATCCATAAAGACAAAATAGAACAGCATATTCATTGCCTTCGTGGTCTGTCCCCGCTTGACAAGGATAGGCGTATAAGTCACCGAACCTCCGGAACCGGAAACAATCGTCTCATCCTCGGGATTGGGATTAGTTATGATGTCGTAGGGGTCTGACAAGTCCATTACCGTCTGCGTGTCAAGGCCTATCAGATTGCCGCCCTGCGACACCTCCACCTTGAAGATGCCCGTAGTGTCAACCAGGCTGTCCGTGACGGTCAGACTCTTGCCAGTCTGGTCGACGAGTGTCTGCCAGGCACCGTTAACCATCCTGGACCACTTGTAGGTCAGTCCGGAGGTGATCTCTGACGCTCCACGCCGCGCCATCGCCGTGAGAACGACACTGCCTCCCTTCTCACGGATGGCAAAGTATTTGTCATCTCCGGAAACGATGGTCACCACGTTCTGGTTACCCACACCCTTAGTGATAGGGATGCTGTAGACGAACTGCACCTCATCCGACACGTTGCCCACGGTCACCGTAGCCACCGCCTTGACGCTACAGCTCGCACCGGATGACGCCTTCACCAGGTTCTTCACGATCTGAAGCCCGTAATAGTTTGTAGTGCCTGCTTTATATGGAATGAACTTGAAATGACCCGTCTCGCCGCCAAACGTGTTCGTGGAAACGTTGGATGTGAAGCTTATCAACACGTCATTGAAATACCACCTGATGGAAGAGGGCACCACAATCCCCTCAGCCACCCGTGAGGAGGTGAGAAGGAAGGAGAGCGTCGGCTTCATCGTGGTGAAGTCGGGGGCTATGTTGGTCGGAGCACCCGACTCGCCATCATACTCTTGATAGAGGTCGCCTTTGTCGCACATAATCGCTGGCATGTAAACGCCAGACTTTTGCGAAAAGATTACCTGCCCGACCTTACTCGCTACGCTCATCGGTCACCTCCTCCCCGTCTTTATCCATGAAACCCTCCGGAGTGGCGACCTCCACCGAATCTTCCACGCCGTCTATCTCACCCTTGGCCTGCTGCGGGGAAAGGCACACGCCCCCGACTACTGCCGCCCGGTCGAATACCGTATCGCCGGGAAAGCCTGCCACATCGGCCTGCCATAACAGCACATTGCCGTCGGCAGTGCTGTTGCGGATTCCCGCCACTCCCAGCTTGTCCGCAACCTCTCTCGTCACTTTGATATAAAATGCCATACTGCTATCGATTAATGGTTAAACATCTCTTTTCCTTGCCACTATAAACTTACCGCTGTCATCCGTCACGTACTTGCCGTCAGATGTCACCACCGCCGCATACGGGCCCTTGTCAATCACCTTCAGCTGTAGCATCATGCCGTCGGTGCATGGGATGGAGGGCGAGTACCCGGCAGCGGCCAGCACGTATGAGGAGGCACCGGCCGCCTTCGTGTACCATTCGCACTCAAGGATGGTCTGGGGATTGGGGACAATCCCTGCCGTATCACGGATGACTGGTTTCGGGTATATCATCTTGGTTCCGTCTGCCACCTGCTGCGGAAATCCCTCCCAGTCAATCTCGATGGCGGGAATACGCCTGCGGATGGTGGTGGAGACATAGTCTATGTCACTGTCCGGCTTGGATGAAGGAGCACTGTCCTTCGAGTACGATGCTTTCACGACGTAGGTCTGTTCGTGGCCGATATAGTCCCGGTCTATGGTAAGCACGTTCTTTGTCAGTGATACGAACTCCCAGTCATTGTCGCCGTTACCGTCGGTAATCTGCTCCAGTGCGCCCGTATTCAGCTTCCGATAGAAGAAGAACTTGCACTTGTTGGTTGCTGTGACATCTACATCGCCAACAAGCAGCTTGGCGGTAATGATATGTTTTGATATATCACGGCAAGGATTCCAATCCAAAGAAGAAGGAGAATCAATCACCAGCTTAGGCTGTGCTTCGCTGCCATCTACGGCGCGAACAAGACAGCTGAAACGGTAGACATGCGTCTGTCCGGTACGCTTCGCATCGACATACTCGGCGTAGAACTCCAGTGTTACCGGACTGCCGGGAACGGTATTCTTTTTCACCTGAATAGTCCCTTTTGTTGCTCCGGTCTCGGTAATGACATAGCTCTTGTTGGCAGATGTAATCAATGTCCGCACACCGTTCAAGCGCTCGTACCACTTCATGTTGACCAATGACGCGTTGACCGCGCCCACTTTGGTCACCGCATCCGGGTCGGTGGCATTGCACCGGGGGAACAGCGTCAGGGGGGTAAGCGTGTAGTCCGGAGTGTACTCGGCCTTGTCAGCCTGGTACACCTGCACGTCCGGCACGCTGCCGACAACCTCTATCCCGCCGCTGGTCTGGAGGGGGCGGTAATTAACCTCTATCTTCTTCTGTATAGTCTGCATAATTAGAAAGTTATATAATTCATTGTCTCATAATTATTCTGCCCGTCACGCAGCAGCACCCTTGCGATAAACTTGCACCCGGTCATGTTCATATAGTCGGGGCCGAGGTCGTTGACCGTCAGCGGCAGCGACTTGCCGGTTTCCGCGTGTGCGACCGCCCAGGCGTTGTCCTCGGTGACGTTACCCGTGTCGCGCGTCCACTCCACATCACTGTCAAGGATATGCGCCGTCACATCACGGTTGTACAGTTCACCGGTAATGGTTAGGGTGGTCGCAAAACGCTCCGCATCGAAGTACCAGCCGTTGCTGCTCTCAATGTCGATGCTGAAATCCGGATTGCCCTCGATCATTGCCCAGGATGCGGAACCGTATTGGGGTTCGTCGGTAGTGCCGGAAACAAGACACATCCACTTGCATCCGTAGTGCCACACGGTATCGTACATCATCACACGTACAGTCTCGGTCTGTGCCTCGCGGTCGGCTTGGTAGGGTTCTGCTCCCGTGGCGGTCTCCATGCTCCACTCGCCGCGGTCGTTGGCGATGCGGGGTAATACGCCTTGGAAGTCGATGCGGTGGATGTCCTGCGCTACCAATCCCCGAACGTAGATATAAGAGTGCAGGTAGTTGATGGGCAGGTTGTCGAACAGAGACAGATGCTTCAGCCTGCCGACGATCACCGAATAGTTGCTTTCCTCAAGGATGGGTTTTGTGACCCCGTTAAGCATGCAGATACAATGCTCACGGGATGACAGATACCAATAACCCTGCCGTTCAGTATCAACCGGGTTGCCACGGTGTGATAATATCATCAACGGCTCAGGAGGATAATTCTTGCCACCCGGCACCTCGCTATCAGGGTACATCACAGCGTTGATCGTATTGGCTGAGATGTCAACATGCAAGACACGTAGCCAGGAGGTATAATACTTGCCGCCACCTGATGCAAGGTCATTGACAACACCATATACAACATCGTTTTCTGCCAGTGCAGTAAAGTCGTTATCCCACCGTTTCTTCATCTTCAGGCTGTATGTGCCGTCTTCAAGCTGCGATACACTTTCGATGGTACCGGACTCGGAGAAGGAATAGTCGCTCTCCATGGCAGAGAGACGGTTGAAGATAAGTTCAAGGACAGTAAGGGTATCGCGGACCTCGAGGCGGGACAGCTGCATACGGCCGTCAGGGAATATTCCGGCACCCTTGCCCGCGACCATCGAGTCGATAAACTCGCCGAACTTCAACAGAAAATTTGTGCCGTCAGCTCGGTCTTTGCGAAGGAACATTGCCAAGGAACGCAATGCCGAAAACACGTTATTATCCGTGGCCGGTGTAGAGTCATTCCTTCTTATCACATACACACCACTACTACCACTGCCAGTATAGGTCTGTCCCTTCAGAGTAAGGCTCTCAACCTTCTCCTCCAGCTCCCCAATACGGGAATAGGCAGCGGTTTCCCCGACAGTATATATAGGGGAATCATAAGGCAGGTCAAGATTGAATTCAAATCCGATAATCCTTGACTGCCTTCCGTTCTCGAAATAGGCCTTGTTGATAAGGTTGACCTTTTGACCGATGCTGTAGAGGTTGTGAATGCCGTCCTCACTGTATGCGACATCCGACATCATCTTACAGTTATATGTAGAAGGGTCTATCTTTGATTTGGCAACGTACTTATCGGCTTTGTCCTTTAACTCCAACTGTGCTTCTGCTACCAGTCCCATTTCAGCTATCTTCATGGGATTCCAGCCCGATAAGATGTAAGTATCACCATTTTCGGGGATAAGCACTCCATCCGGAAGCGGTCTGCCGTAGTCCTCATTCCTGACTATCTCCCAAAGCTGTGCCTCAGGGTTCCAGTCACCGTTCTCCAGTTTCTCCGGCTTTCCCTCAGGGTCGAATGTCACAGCGAATTCCATACCATTCAACTTGCCGGATTGGAAAGTGATTTTCAATTCCTTACCGGGAAGGATATAGTCCTTTGAGAAGGTAATGCCAGTATCCTTGAAACGGTAGGCATTCCACTTCTTTTCAGTGGTAGTCCCGTCGGCATTTTCTACTTTGTCAGTGTATTCCTTGATGGTAATGTCCGACATCGTGCCGACCCTTCGGGGATAGACCTCATCGAAGATAACCACTTGTTCGATGGCTTCCTCTGTGGTCATATCGGGATAAGCGTCTATGTACGGAGTTCCTTCGGGCAACATTAAGCGTTTTTGCACCACGCCGTTCAGTACTACAGTCTCATCAACGGGGCGGTAGTCAGATGGGATATTCTTTGTTGAGCCGAAAGCATAGATACGGGTGGCGTAGGTGGACCGGGATTCTGATCGTGGCATTTCCTGCACATTTTTCCCAATCTCGAAATCCACCGCATCGCCAGACTCACAACGTCCGAAATGGATGATGTTTTCAGTCACCCAGCATTCGCAATCCCATTTCTTTGCCATAGAGAAGCAGGCGTCAAGGATGTTGATGTTGTCATAAGTCATCAGTAGCGCCTTATTCTCTACAGTGCTGTCAATGGAGAAAACAAAATCTTGTCCTTTGTATTTGTAACCAAGAGCTTTTAAATTTCTAAGGACTATACCGGCTTGAACATCAAGTGAAGCGGTGAGATTCCAGGACGCTTCCTGCCCGGCCACTTCGGGGGTATATTTAAAGATTTTGTTTTTCCATTTCCAGTAGTGGGCGTCAAGCTGCAACTCATAGTCATAGCCTGCGTTATCGGTGTTGAATACCGGCTTCTGCAAGTCGCACACCTCGAACAGCCCGAAGTCGCACTCCACGTATGAACCAAGTTTGAAGAATATAGGACTCTCCAAGGAGAACTTTAACGTGATGTAGTCCTCCTTCATAAGAGTAAACTTACGCTTGCAGCCTTCATTGGGAAGGGTAGTAAGCAGGATAGCACCGGATATGTCTTTGATGTCGATTTGTTCCACGTCTTCAAAGTTCGGAGATAAAAAAAAGAGTGCCCAATTTTGAGCACTCACATTCACGACAATAGAACCAATGTCGTGAATTAGGTTCTGTTTGCCGGATTCGGTTCGTTGAACTTGGCTGAAATTTTTCCGAAAGTTCGGTCTAAACCCTGTGCGTAAGTGATACTTTTACCGAGATAAATCAGATGATAAATCTCGCTACTATTAGCCGGGACTTGAATATCAATCTTGCCTTTATAAAGCTCATCGAAGAAAGCTTTTTTCTTTGATTGATAATCGGACTGGGAGTTTCCTTCAATTGTAAAAGAAAGTGTTATTTCCCTCTCATCGACTTTAGGATTATTGATTATCACACGTTTTCCATGTTCTAACCGGGACTTATTCTCTATAAATTCTTTCATGGGTGATGATGCACCAAGTACATCAAGAAAGCCCTCTCCCATTCTTACCCCCCATGTTGTGTAGGCGTCTTGGGTATTTATCAATAAATCTGACATAGTTTATAATTTAGATGTATTGTTTTTCACTTCTGCCATATCTTTCTGAATTTGAATGATTGGTTTTACAATAGCTCCTGTATTTTCCGAAATCTGTACCAATTCAAGATAAGATTGTGCTATCAAATCTCGCGTATCATCAGCGATATTCCTTGTTTCCGTATTTATGGAAAGTAGAGCATCAGCTTTTACTGTTAGTAAATTAAGCGATTGAGATTGAATGATATTTTGATTCTTTATCTCTTCTCCTGCTATCTGCAGAGCAGTAAACCTACCGCTTAATTCTCCTGCATCTTCATGTGTCATTTCAGTACCGAACCCTCTGGAAGCTGAAGACTGGGATGTTGATTCTTGCGAAATCTTGTCATATCCGGTGGCTGCGGCAAGCTCGTCACGGAGCTTCATCGCTTCTTCAATGTAGCCCATATACTCGTTGTTCAACGCATTTCTTTCGGATTCCGTCAAAGAACCATCCTCCATACCCTTTGCAAACGTCTCATACCACTTCTTTAGCTTGTCCTGATAAAGCGTGCCTATCTGCTCGGAGAGCATAGCTTGCATGAAGTATTCCGAAACATCCTCGGCTGCATCTTTGGACGACGCTTTCATGTCCATAAGGGTATCTATGAAATCACTGCTGTCCGGAGAAATTTTACCATAAAGTAGGTTGCTCGACAGAACCCGCCTCCGGAACACAAACGGGAGTTGTCGGCTGATTATAAATTTCACGGATATCCGCCCTCTGGAAGAGGACTTGTCCGATTGAGTTAGAGATAGAATGAAGACTTGGATCCAACCCGTATCGCTTCTTCGCAATGATGAGCAGAAGATAGTCACAAATGGCTATCCATATCTGCGTGTACACGGCGTTCTTGGAAATGCCGTAGAAAGTCTTGATGTGAAGATGCTGCTTGATCCATTTGAAGAACAGTTCTATCTGCCAGCGTTCACGGTAGAGTTCCGCAATAGTCAGCGGATCGTCAATCGCAAAGTTGTTGGTCAGAAATCGATATACTCTTCCAGTCTCAAAGTCTTCATACACAACAAGTCTCAATGTGTCTGGATACTTTCTGGTAGAGTAATATCCAGCAAGTCTGATAGTCTCATCCGAAAGAACGCCCGAGTCTTTGTTGACAGGTCTGGACTCAATAACCTCATAAGACATATTGTCCTTGGCGCGTGTAACAAAGTAGGCGCCCTTTTGCTGGAAATGCTTGTAAAGTTTCTCAAAGGCAACATATCCCCTATCCATCAGGTAGAAAGCACCTGCTTCAACAGGAATCTTGTCCATCATCCTGGCATCGTTAACCTTGCCTGGCGTGAGCATGACAAATGTGGGAATCGAGCCTCGCAGATCCATCAGTGTATGTATCTTGAACGCGCCCTTACCATGATGAAACTCGGCCCATGGACACAACTTAAGACACAGTTCAATGGTACTGCTGTCAAACGCATATATCATCTCCTCAAGACCAATTCGCAGCTTTTCATCCTTGTAAAGCATCGTGGCTTCCTTTACCAAAGTCATCGCAAAGTCTTGATATATACGCCAATCCTTCTTCTCGTTGGCCTCCGCAAGCGTGGATCGAGGTATTGCCTTGATTCCGGAGCGATAGAGGTCGCCGCAGAGGTTAAGTGTAGTCTCTATATCTCTCAAACCAGCTCTGTCAGTGAACTGTGCAAAACTCATCACCATGAACTGGTCACGACAATTGAATTTGATAGCATGCCGGTCACCTTTGTAGCGGTCGACACATTTCTTGAACTCGTATTCGTTAATGAGAGACATAATCTGAGCGAAGATTGTTTTTCCTTTGTTCATGGCTTGCGGATAACCTCTTGATGGCTACCGCAAAGTTACTGATGTTCTAATCGAAAAATTTTCTGATGCTTGTAACTTATTGATGTTTAATAATTAAAACATTGTCGGAGAATTTTTCTCCGGACACTAGTGCTATGAAATTACTGTACACACCATCGAATGTAGTCTGTGTAAGCTGCTCGTTTATCTGATTATGGATTTCCTCAATACGTTCCTCCCCCTCGATAATCTTATCAAGATAATCTCTCACATCGCCATCTAATTTAGCCCAAAAAGTAGGCGCTTCTGACTTTAGTTTCTCCAACTGTTCAGTAGTCAGGTCAAACAATCCCGTCATGCGTCCGGTACCTATAAAATCCTTGGCGTCTTTGACAGACATATCGAGCGCTCTGGCGATGTCCTGCCAGTCGCTTGACGAGGTGTTCTTTGCCATGCGCTTGCCAATGGAATGAGAACCGGCAGACGCACCGGAGTTTAATCGTTCACGCCCAAGTATTCTGTACGCCTCAATGCTCTTGTTGACAAGTTCAAGAGCTTCTTTGCCTACCTTGTCCGCTTCTGCTCCGTAGGATGTGTTGATGTACTCCAGCTTCTTGTCTATCAGCTCATCCCATATCTCATTGAGTTTGTTGTATTCCTCGACCATCTCGTTATAGTGGGAATAATCGGCACCGAACATCCCATCCAACGCAGACACTACAGCGGAAATTCCAGAAACCGCACTCATTGCGCCTCCGACAATATCACCTGACATGATTTGCCCGACCCCGGATGCCGTTTGTCCTAAGCCGCCAAGTGCATCAATGGCACTTGTTATCTTACTGTCGTCAAATCCGAATATGTCGGCGATACTTGAGCCGAACTCATTCAATGCAGGGGCAAAAGACGTCACAGCATTTCCTATATCGGTGATGCCTTGACCGATTTTCTTGGAATCGTTGCCACCCTTTTTTATGGCTTCTATCCCTTTCTCTAAGTCAGAGACGAAAGCCTGCCACGGTGATTTTCCTTTAAGTTCATCCTTTAACCCTTTGATTGTGTCTGTAACATCCTTGATGGATATTTCCCCTTTTTCTATCCTTTCAATGTCTTTATCGGTAAAGCCTATTCCTTTCAAATCAGCAATAGAAATGTCTTTATCAGTACCGGACATGTATTCGATAAGGATTTCGTATTTGTCAATGATGGACTGAATAGCGGAAACGGACTTATTGCTGGCATCTTCAAAGAGGTCTGCCATCGCCTTTGTGGAGTGACCGAACTGTTCATCAAGCTGTTCAAGAGCCTTGTTCTTTTGGGCTACCTTGGAAGCGTACTCCGGGCTGTCGGTTTGCAGTTTGGCTATCTCGTCATTGTATTTCTGAACGAGGTTCTTCCGTTTTTCTTGGTAATTTCCGTACTCAATGAAGTATTCCTGCCAAGCCTTTCTGTCCGATTCCAGCTTCTTTCTGTTTACGTCGGAGATACCGGATTCCCTTCCTTTTGCTGCATTGGAAGCCCACATGCCAAGAGTAGACATTTGCTCGTCGGTTAGCTTGCCGCCCTGCAAACTTTCCCATTCCCTGCGCTGCTTCTTGATGGCATCAAGCTCCCTCTGATAGTCCAAGTCAATCTGCTTCAACTTCCTTTCCGTGCCGTCCTCCATGAGGTTGATTTCATCCTGCTGGTTTTTCCGACGAATGGAAAGAAGTTGTTCGGCAAGTTGTTCTTGCTGTTTAAGTCGGTTTTCGGCTTCTTTCTTGGCTTGATTTTCCTGCTTAGTCAACGAACTTCCAGTGATACCGCCCAAATTCTTATAGGCTTTTTCGGTCGTTTCTTCCCGTTTTTTGGCTTCTTCATATTGTTTTGAGGTAAACTTTGATTTATCCTTTTCTATTTCAGAAAGTTCCTTTTTAGCGTCTTCCCATTCTTTTTGGGCTTTTTCATAATCTTGTTTGTAGGTGGTCTTGTTAGTACGGGACTTTTGTTCCGTCTCCAGCGCAGACCTAATCAGTCCAAGTTGTTCTTTAGAAAACTCTCCACCAAGAGAGGAAACAATAGCTATTGATTCTTTGCCAGACTTGCCAAGAGCATTCATGGATAAAGTTATTTCATCCAATACGGATTTAATATCTTCATCTTTCATCTCCTTGATGTTTTCGAGGTACGAATTAACTACTGGCTTGGATATTTCGGCTTTCAGCCTGTTTACCACAGATAGTTGCGCATTTATTGCATCCTCTACATTATCTGTTGCCCATCCGTTACCGTCTATATCTACCAATGATGTAGATGTGCCTTTTGCGCGAACCAGCCTATAATGATTCAGTTTGTCTTGCTCTATTCTTAAAGAATTTTCTAACGAGGAAGTAGAGCGTTTCGCGTCTTCTTCGGCAATTAGCCTTTTATACTTTACTATGTCTTTTAGGAACTCTGTTTCAGTCGTGTAGTTTTGGAATATTGACGGATATTCCGCTTTCAATTTTTCAAATGCAGCTATCCGCTCCCCATCAGATTTATTTTGGTCTTGAATTGATGATATTAGACTGTCAACAGCCTGTTTGTGTTCATCTTCTTTCTTAGTATGTTCGTCTAAGATAGCATTAAATCGCTCGGTCGCCTTTTCTGCTTCGGATGTACGGGTTGAAAGCACCCACATGGTAGCAACAAGTCCGGTAACTACTGTAGCCAAAGCGACATAAGGATTTGTCAGCATAGCGGCATTGAGAGCTATCTGTGCTTTCCGTGCCAATACGCGGGCATTGGTCAACGCTATCTCCGCAATGGTGTGTTTGCTTGTGGCAATAGTTGTCAGTATTACAGCAGTACGGTATGCGCCATAGGTGGCAACAAGCCCTACCAATACCTTGCCAACCGTCTCGTAGTTCTGGATAAGCGAAGTAGTGGCTTTGATACCCGACATGATTACACTCTCGCTCGCCTGTCCCATTTCGTTGAAAGCGGCATCCAAAGCATCCTGCATCATAGATAACTGTCCGTTGATAGTCTTTGAGGCATTCTCTGACATATTGTAGAACTTACCGCCTGCCGATGTGGCATCTATAAACGCCTGCTGTACCATTTCAGCGGAAACAGCACCTTTGGACATTTCATCTTTGAGTGTAGCAATAGACTTTCCTGTCTTTTCGGAAATTTGTTGAAGTGGGTTGAATCCGGCATTAATCATTTGATTCAAATCCTGCCCCATAAGTTTACCTGCTGCTGACATCTGTGAAAATGCCAATGTAAGAGAATTAAACTTGCTTGATTCTCCCATAGAAATATCAGATAACGCCTTTAGGTATTTTATGGTATCTTCCGCCTGGATATTGAAACCAAGCATCATCTTTTCCGCTCCAACCATATCAGACATAGTGAGCGGAGAAATTTTAGCCAACTCCTTAATTTGCGCCATGAGTGGCCCAGCGACATCCTTTCCGACCATTGTCTCCATAGCGGTCTGCATGGATTGGAACTCACCCCTTACTCGGACTATTTCAGACCCCAATGCTTTCAAGACCCCTACTCCACCAATAACTGCCAGCGCTTTCTTCCAAGATATAGCGATACCTTCGTTAGTTTCTACTACTTGTTTCCCATCATTCTTATAAAGTGTATATTCATCCCGGAGTTTCTTTACGGAAAGACGCGCTTCGGCTTGCTGTTGGGTGAGGTTGAATAAAGCATCCCGTTCTTTACCGAGCGCTCTTTCTTGTTTGCTGATGTGATTAAGCAGTTCTTTATCTTCCCCACCTCTTGAAACGATGTTCTTATATAACTCCTTATTTTTACGAATAGTTGTTTGAAGAGAACCTATGGCACTCTTTTGAGCGATAATCTTCTCTGTGAACCCATTTACAGATTGGGAAGCATCGAAGATTTTCCTTTTGAATCCCGTTTCCATCTCTGCTCCAGCTTTAGCTGCATTAGTCACCAACTCATCCAATCTTTGGTTGGATGCAGCAAGTTGGGCATTCAAAGCCTTAAAAGCGGCAGGAGACCGTGTGCCATCCATGCTCATTAATTCTTGTTTTAACTTCGCAATTTCATTACGAAGCCTTACAACTTCTTCCCAATCAGACTGTATGCGAAATACAAGTTTTGCCATATATAAAATGATTTTAGTTTATATAAATAGCGCACCCCAACTTAATGAGGTGCGCATTATTATTTAAGCCGCATCTTTACCCAAGAACTTCTCTACAAAGTAAATCTGCCCTTTGCCAGTAACTTTCGTAGTGGTAGTAACCAACACCGAACCATCCGGCTTAGTGATTGATGTTTTCTTCAATTCAAAAAGCCCTAATTTCATGGCTTTCTGTGTCGGTTGATTGTAGTAGTCCCCTTTTTGGCAAAGGTAGCCATTTTCACGCATCCAGCTAAACAAACGATTCTGACCGATATTCACCCCATTTTGTTGCAGAATCTTAGCAAGTTCTGCAACAAAGCAAGAACGTTGAGAAGTTGAAACGGCATCGGCAAAAAGAACTTTAGGCGCATCTTGCTGAATCTTCTGCTCGGCAACTTCTGCTTTTTGTTCGGCTTCAATACGTTTCTGCTTTTCTTCTTTCAAGTTGGTTGCAAGCTGAATCAGAAAATCGGGTGAGGTCAAAGCCTTTTCAAGTGTATCGCTGGTCATGTATGCACCATGCTTGCGGATTGAAGGCAAAACTTCGCTTGTCACCCATTTGCGGAACGGCTTTGCTTTTTCGCTGTCACTGCGAATTATCACATCATATAAACCGCTTTCAGTTATAAATGTAACTTGTTGTTTTCCACCTTCTGTAAGGGTGTCCATTTGGCGGACATCCTCTAAATCCAGTCGTGACTTCACATTTCTTGCATTAGCAATGCCTATAACACTGCATACATCTGCCAAACAAAACAAAGGTTCATCACTCTCATTCATCGCAATTCTTACTTTTCCGAACTGCTCATTTTGGAAAATCTGAATATTATTCATACTTTTACACAGTTTTAAAAATTGAACCCCACCAAAGGACGCTCCTAACTTCATCCGATGGCGGGGTTTATACTTTTCAGCTGTTAGGATAGCTGCGTTATTTCTGTTTGCGAATTTACCACTAACCGATTATGTAATCTAAAAAGCGTCGTGCGTAGTCACGACAATCAATCTATTGTCGTAAATTCGTTGCAAACTTATCTTATAATCGTGTGAAAGAAGAATTATCGCCCATTGGGTTCGTGACATCAAAGCGATTGTCACAAAATAATAGGCGGTGGTCTTATTTTAGCCTGTTTCATACTCATTTCTTCAATGCTTCATCAATCAACCGCCGAAGCTCTTTCAACTCTTCTTCGGTCAATCCATACACATTACCCAGCACAGAGGGCTTTTCAATCCTCAAACCGTATTTTACCCCCCCCCTGCTGTTTTTCTTTAGGTAAAATGGCTATTGCAAATCTTTTATTCATTTCTTGCTTCTTTTAATTTATGACTATGTTTCTAATCTCACAAATTGGTAGCGCAAATTGGTGGCGGTCTGATTTTAGGGTTCATAATCATGATATTTTATGTGTTAGTACTCTACAAATCGCTTTATAAACTTGCGTCTTCTCAAATCTATTCAGTATTGATATTTTTTCAGTCCCGAAAGTCAATTCACCATTTCTGAACTGATATATGTTAATTCGTCCACCTACCGTATTATGCCGGTATATCTTTACTTCTTGGTTTTCAGCTATTAGTGTCATAGTCATTTCCTTTATAGTTACCACTGTTTTACCTGTTCTTTTAGTTCATCATACTTACCGTTCATAAGCAATTCGACTTCACTATGAAAGTTTATATCGGTCAAACGATACTCGACCAATGTACGCTTATAAGCATCACCATTTTGATGTGAATTAATAAGACGCATCATCTGCACACTATCAAGACCATACTTATTCTTACGATTGAGATTTATCGCTCTTTTCTTATCGCTTTCTCTTAATTCAATTGTTGCCATATCGTTATATTTTAATGTTTATACTTCATTCATTTCTATCTTGCTTGGATTTCAATCACCGCAATATTGACTACCCATATAACCTCTGCTATTTGAGTTGTAACAGTCAGACCAAGTAATCTTACTATCATTATAAGATTTACGTTCTACGGGCTTCTGATTTGCTAGCATAGCCTTTATCTTTGCATCTCTTTCTTCTTTGAACTTAATTGCGTCTTTCGCCCAAGTCCAAGCGAGTTTCAGACATTCGCCAAAGGTTCTGCCCATTCTTGATTTACTTCTGTAGAATCTATGAGCGTCTTTCATTATTTGGGATAAGTTGTACCGTTTCATAATTGTATGTTTTATGAGTTCTTTGATTACTTTGATGTGACAAATGTATGACTATAATCATCTAAAACAAAATAAAAACGCCAAAAAAGTATGATTATTATCATTTATTAACCAAAAGGCTCATTTATGACTATACAAATACATTAATATAATTACGTATGATTATAGATTTAAAATTAGTACTATAATGTTTTGAATTAAAAGGAAGTTGTTCTATCTTTGCGATAGATTTTAATCATACATTAATATGGACGTAAAAAGTATAATAAAACAGAAAGGCTTCACAATGGAGCAAGTCGCTGAAAATCTTGAAATAACAAGGGTTACGCTTGCACAGAATCTCAGTAGAAACCCAACAGTAAATACATTGCAAAAAATAGCAGATGTAATTGGTTGTAAAGTTGGAGACTTCTTTGCCGATGAACTGGAAGAAGATAAGAACACTATCACCTGCCCCAAGTGTGGTACTAAATTTAAGATGGAGGAATAAAAGAATGAATATTGCTCCAATTAAAACAGATAGTACCAAAATCAATGCGTTCAAAATAGACAGCATTTATAATAATTCCGCCGCTTTTGAATCTATGGCACATGTAAAATGTGATACAATAATGCAGAACAAAGACTTTTCTGACAATATTACAAATAATGGGATTTGGAGTAGTCTTGATATATCAATAATAACATCAGTAATAATATTTTTTCTTGGATTTGTTATTACAGAAGCTATTCGGAGATATAATAAAAGCAATGAATTAAAGCAATATAAGCAGTTTATTGAAGAATGGATAAAAAAAAGTGATTCAACTTTAACTGAATATATTAAATCATTGAAAATATTTTCAGATAAAATAAAAAACAACACCGACTTTAATATTGCCAAATGGGAAACTGGAATAATTCATCTAACAAAGATTAATGATATTCCTTTAGAAAAATATTCTGATATATATTTATTTGGATTAAGTAATAAAGTTGATAATGAAAATAGGAAACAACTAATGAATTTTCTTTATCAACTTGAATACATCAATAAATGTCCTTCATTGCTAATGGATATCTATAATAACTATTGTAAACAAAATGAAAAAATAATGGATGAATGGAATCTCTATTACATGCAGTTAATCGACCTTTTTCAAATGCACAATAACAAATATTCAGATACATTTGACGGTAAGATATTACATAAAATAATGAACATATTCATTCCACTTCTTAGTAAAGCTAATGAAGGAACAGTAATTGCAACCAATGAATGGTCTGAGGAGTTTATTCATCCAGCGATGAATATTCTATCAAATAACGGATGTGCCAATTACCCTATATTACTTCAAATGATAAAGTTAATAAAAGGGCTAAATATAGTAATTGTAAAGCATAATAATATAAACAAATACTATGAAGTTTTTAACAGTTATATAACCTCATTAGAAAAAGCTCAAACTATAATCAATGAATCCATGCAGTATTTTAGTAGTAAAAAAATAAAAAAGTATTGTAAATGATAACAAGTTAAAGCCGGATTTCTCCGGCTTTATTTTTACCCATTAGCATTTCCCATATAAGTCTTACGAGAAACCTGCTTATTCCAACTCGTTCCATTCTTGTTGAAATTTCCCAAGTACCGCCCTGTAATCCGATTCACAAGATTATTAGGATTACTTGCATTACTCCCATAACGTCTCTCTGCAATTCTTGCAGCTTGTCGGGCAATATCCCAACCTGATTTAGTCCTTTTCCTGACTCAGCTTTAAATTTTAAAAGTTAAACAATATAATTTCGCCATATCTATTTCTTTTTCCTACGATTAGCCAATTCCTTACCACTGATTCTATTCACCTTTTGACCACTGACACTATGAAGTTTATCCCGTTGCATCATCAACAGATTCCTATAAGGGATAATCTCAAACACTTCTGTATAACCCAGATGAAGCGTATCAATCAAATGGGCTATCTGCCCGAAGAACGTTGTGTTTCCTACTGTTTCGGTCTTGCTGCCAGCATCGACACGTTCCTCATCGAGCTGACACACTGAAAAGCCGATATATCCATCATAGAGAAACAGACTTCCAAGGCATCTTTGACTTCTTCAAAAGTGCCGTTCTCCAATTCTTTGACCAAACTATCATTCCCGCAGATGAAGCATGAAATACCTTTCAGCATATCTTCAGTAGCTTCAGGAAGCTCTTTAATAGCCTCCATGATATTATCTCCTCTCAGGGCGATATCGGAAAAATGATGAATGGCACGACAGATAATTTTAATTGTAGGAGGTTTAATGGTATAAACCATCCCTCCTATCTCCACATTCTTGAAATCCAGCCCTAACAAAGCATCAGAAACCGTTTTTGCTGCTTGATTCATATTCTTAAACTAAAAGGGGGAATGGTATATATCCATCCCCCGGTTATCACTCTTGTGCTTTTACCAATGTTATCTCTTTTTTAAGAGTGGTATCAACTTCAGAAGGAGTGGTTTTAATATCTCCTGACTGAGTGACGTACCCCACTTTCGACACTTCATAGTGAACGGTAGCCCCAGCATTCACCTGCTTTGACTTGACCGTTGCACCGTCCAGCTTTACGGTCGCATCGGAAGGAGTAGGTACAATGGTTACTGTAGTTCATGCCTGCAAAGCTTTAATCTGCCCTTCTTCATAGTTATACTCAGAAGAAACACCTTCGATTCCCGGTTCCTGCACCAAGCCTTTTACAGCGATTGCAATTGCCTTATCCGTATTGGCTTCACGGGAAACAATACGGCATTTTGGGAAGATGAACCAGACATCATCATCGGTCAGACAGAACAATGCTTTGTTGATAATAACTTTATCCAAAGCACGCTTCCAACCTACATCTTTAGATGTTGCCTGAATAACATCGCCACCCATGAACGCTTTCTTGGTCTTCCAGTCATATTGTCCGATAGAGAAAGCGGGCGATACTTCTCCCGGCACATCATCGTAACGGTAATTCTTTCCCGTTAATTGGTTCTTGTACCCAGTGACGGAGGCTTCCGTCTCCTCAATCTGCCACGTTTCCCCGTGTACATTCAAGACCTCATCTTTGGCAGCGATGGCTGCTTGAATCAAAGTTTTTGCAATTTCGGGGGTAATGTCTGCCGTTACCTTATCAATGTCGGCAAACAAGATTCTTTTAATTCCTACTGCTGAAATCATAATCTTATAGTTTTACATTTAATACTTCAAATAAAATTCTCACATTCACGTAATGGCATTTCAAAGCTGTGTCCGCTTCCGCGCCAATTGATTCGATAGAGTAACGATAGGTTGTACTGTCATAGGTGCTTACTACATTATCAAGCAGCTTGCCAGCTTTTCTTTCGAGTTCATTCAAACGAATTGTGTTCGCCTCGCTCTCGCTAAGATCGGGAATGCAAAGGTTCACTTCGGCAAAAGACTTTTTCCAATAAGTTCCCAGCTGTTGTTTCTTCGTGTGGATGATAATCCTTTCGGACTTCAATTCACCCGTCAGCGTTTCACCATCAGGCACTATATCTATTCCGAAAGCCTTGCAATCCCGGTAGAGAATGTTTCCTATGTCGGTAGTTACTATCATCTTTCAAATCGTTTTTTACATCTTTCCTCAGTTCTTACTGCTGCACTTCCCGCCACTTCGTAACCTTTGGATTCTACGAATGACGCATAATCAGCTTCGTTTTTCAGAGTCAAGCCATCTTCATTAACCTCATAATCATTCGATTCTCTCAAATGCCCTGTACAGTCCCGATAACTCCCAGTCGCTTTTGCATCTTCAACGAACATCTCCCCCTCTTCCTTCATTCCTGCAATAACTTCTGTTTTACCTTCCTGGAAGAAATCATCGACATCCGAAAAGTCTGCATCTATTCCAACCATATTACTCTATAGGAAAAATAGTTTGTTTCCAAAGGGCTTTTAGCAACTCCTTCACCTCTTATGCTTCCATCGGCATTCAAACAACGAACCTCTGCACCTGCTTCAACCTTTGACGGCTTGTCAAAGACTACCTTGTACTTGAAATCATACAAAGCACCATTGATAGATACTTTCTTTTCCGCACTTACATCATCACAACGGCATTTGCATACCTCCCGCCAGCTCTCACCACCGGTACCGGGAATAGGTCTTCCGAACTCATCCTTTTCCATCGGGGTGATAACCTTTACCTGCAATATGTGGGGAGCGAATATCATAAGAAAGTCACTTTAGGTTTGTTACTCAGTTCGTCTTTCAAGCCGTACTTCTTGCACAGGAATGAATAGTAGTCCTTGATACCTTGAATGTTCCAAGACATCGAGAAACCGCTTTCACTGATTGAAGTGGCACGAAGCAATAGAGAGGGGATGAACTTCGCAATCGCCACAGAGACACGACCGTGGCAATCCTCGTTCATCTCATCCTCTCCGCTTATATTCGCGTTCAGACACATATCGAAAAGGTCAGCCTCTGACAACTGGATGTCGAAGGTCTGAAACCTTTGCTGTATGTAGTCATTTACTGTCATGCCTCAATCCCTAATGCTTCTTTCAGTTTGGCTGTTGATTCTTCATCCAGTTCTGCAACCTTAGCCAAAAGAGTTTCCTCTTTCATATTGCCGGAAGCCTGCGCACCGATAGACTTCAAAGCGTCAACCAAAGCCTTCTTCTCAAACTCCTTTTCAAAGAG